AGGAGGAGGAGGCCAAGAGCGCCAAGAACAGCGCCCAACCCAACCTTTGTGTCTTTATCCACATTTTTTATCATACCTTTTATAGCGCCCTCACCATCATCCGCATATGTTTCTGGTTCGATACGTTCTTGTTCCTCCCACGCCATAGTGGCCGCATCGCCTATCAATCCGTTAATAGGGCATGGAGTTCCAGCATTTTTCATCGCAAGTTTTACGTTTGCATCTTGGCACATTACAGACACAGCCGCCACTTTCATGCCCATATCGTACATGGTTTTAGCATTCTTTAAGCGCAAACAGTTCTCTTCCGTGTAGACCTTTCCTACACTAATGCCCAAAATCTGGGTTTGCACGGCTCCTGAGACCCCTATGGTACAAAGATCGCCCGTCCCCGTGCTGATCTGTGGAGATATAGCAGTAGGTGGTGGGCTGCGAACCGTGGTATCCATAGTGCCTGATGAAGTGACATTGCTATCGCTATACACTGTGTCAGCAGCCTGTGCTGTAGTCGAACCTCCTACTAAAAAAAACAATATGACAATTAAACGGATCATTTTCGTTTTATTATTCATAATACTGCCTTTAATTTAGTAACCGTGAACCATTAATTTTGAATACTCTCCACTTAACAGTTTTGTTTTAGCATATGCTGCAAACTCGTGAGAACCAATACTTGCACCGCATTCTTTCATCCACAATTCCGCAATTACAAAAGGAACGCTCATAACGTGCCGCATATCGGATTTACGGTTATGACCACCAATTTGCTTTTCTTTTGCATGATCCAAAATAGCTTGCACATCTTGAGAGCGCGTAACAATTAGCTTATCATCTTCAGTAGAGTATTTTGTATCTAAAATGTTTTCGTTCATTTTTTATCAGCCGTTTTTTTAGGTGATTGAACTTCAAAACCAAATCCTTTTGAAATAAAGTCCCGGCCTTCCTTTGCGTTGCAATCAATGATTTGACCCATTTCACAGGCTTTGCCATCAAAAAACGGTTTGCGCTCTGTAATAATTTCAATTTTCATTTTTATATTCCTTAAAATAGTGGGGAGCCAAAGCCCCCCTGTTAAATTACTTTTTAGGTGGACGGCCTCTTTTAGTGCCGTATGAACCTTTACCTTTTGGCATATTTAACCCCTTTTTAAGTTGTTAAAAGTAGGGAGAAACCAGAGCGGCCTCTCCCTCTTTAGTAGTTTAGGAAACGTCAGCAATAACACCGTGTGCTTTTTGCGAAGTAACTTCCAAACCATACTCAGCAGAAATTAGGCGGCGTTCAGAAAGACCTGTACGAGCCAACGGCTTTTGCTTTGCAGTTTGCAGATACGCAATTTTTGCAAATTCTGGAGCTAATACGAACACATCGCGTGGACGAATTTGACGCGCTGGAGCAATCTGAAGCTCACCAAAATCAGAAATATAAACGTCAATTGCGGCGTTTAACTTGCTGTCTTCAGCTTCTTTGTAGCGCGTAGCGTTACCAGTGAAGGTTGAAATGGTTTGCTTCTGTGAAGAACCACACAACACAACAGTTGGTTGAGCGCCACTTTCCCAACAAGCTGCAATTACTGTTTTTAGCATTGCCTCAGTAATTGCCCGTGGAGTGCCATCGGTTGCAGCTGCATTTGGGAAACCAGCTTCGCCAGTACCAGAAGTTGTACCGTTAGCGCCACCTGCACCACGAGATACATTAGTTGTAAGAAATGCTGACAAACTAGCTGTTTGACGCGCAGTCCCAGAAGCACCAGCAGAGGCAGCGACATTGCTACCTAATACCATTTTCTCCATGTCGCGCTTCATTTCGCTCAACTTGTAAGCAACTTGTTTTGCAACAGTTTGAGCATCAGCAACCCCCGACACTTCATTAGCAGTGTCAGAAACTTCTACAACTTTAGTAGAAATTTGTGTGTAGTTACCTTTGCGAACAGCATTTGTAGGTGCTGTATTGGCAGGGGAAGCATCGCCCTCTATTGCGCGGTTAGTCGCAGAAGCGGCAGCTAGATCAACTTCAGACCATTCAAAAAATGTGTTATCGACATTGCGTGTGCCAATAGTGGACATGAAAATGGTTTCAACTGGAGAAATAGAGGCCATAGCGGCTGCTAAATCTTCTTTAATAGTTGAAACATCGTATGTTTCGTTTGTGTTTGCTGTAACGGCCATTTGGCTGTCCTTTCAGTGCAAAATTAAGAAAGTAAGAAATTAGCAACATCATCTATGCTGCCTGTCTTACGCATATCACGAGCCGCTTTTTCTGCTTTTGATGATTTACCAGCTTGAGCATTGCGTTTAGTTGTTGGACGCACAGGCCGCGCACCCTCTGCCTTTTTATGGGCATTGGATTTGTTGGACTGCAATTCGCGCCACTTCAAAGCATCATTCAAAATCAAAACTTCATCCGCCGTTGTCACAGTAGCAATTGCTTCATCAGACAAGTTGTAATGCTTTTTTGCTTTTGCAGTGATTTTTTGAACAATTTCGCCACGTTTATCAGGGTCAGCAAATTCGGGCAACCATTCAGCGATCCGCATAGCTTCACGTTGATTGTTTGCATCGTTATTTTTGACTTTCTGAAGCCGTTCTTGCTCAGAAACATACGCAGCCTGTTGTTCAAACTGCTGTCTCTTATCTACGGCACGGCGATATTCTGCTTCTGCTTCAAGATACCCAAGAGGGTCGCTATTTCGTAGCTCCTCTGGCGGATACTCTGGCAATTGCGGAACACCGCTTTTTTGTAGCTGTTGCATCATCTGCATCAGTGCTTGTCGCTCTTGGGAAACTTGATTACTAATTTCTTCAGCTTGCTTCTTTGCTTCCGCAGTTTCAGCCATTCCCTTTTGGATATACTTCTGCCCTGAATATCCGCGTTTGAGTTCGTCTAAGGATACCTCTGTTTCAACACCGTCTACTTTGACGGAATACACAGGCTCTTCTTGAACTTCGCTTTCTTCAGTTTCTTCGTATTCCTCACCCGCATTATAATCTTCGCCAGATGCGGTATCGGCGTCATATTGATCTTCTTCTTCAGTTTCCATCTGTTCCGGCTGACCGTCATCAGATACATCGTCAGATTTTACTAGAGTTTCATCAACATTTTGAGGCGTGTTCATAATCAAATTTGCGGCAACTGCCTCTAAGTCATTGCCATTGATCGGTTCAGTCGTTTCCACGGTGCTGTCCTTTTCCTTTGATAAGCGTCACTGCATCCACATAGGATTGCAAAGAATACTCAATCTGATTAAGCGCTCGCAGTATTGCGTGAGCTTCTTCACGGCGCTCTATTTCGTGCGCCGCTGTCCCTGCAAAAACATCTTTTTGACGTTCCCGCAAATCTTGCATGGTTTCAACAAAAAAATAGTTACTCAAAAGCGCTTTTGCGTTTGTCGCTTGTCTTTCAGTATCCATTCATTCCACCCATCATTTGCTGATTGTGCTGGCGTACAGCATCTTGTTCAGACTTAACTCCTTGAACATCAACAGCAGTTCCGTATTTGCCCAAAATTTCTGCAACTTTTACCGCAAGGTCTTGAACCATTTCATCTCGCTTAAAATCATCTTCCATAGACATAGCATGATTTTTTAACTGATAATCCATTTGAGCTTTGTTCATATCGACTTGGGCGCGTGTCTGAGCCTTCATTTGCTCTGCTTGCAAGAATGCTGCGTTAGGATCAGGTTGACCCTGTTGCGCCATCATTTGCTGCTGTTGTTGCGCTTCCATCATCATTTGCTGTTCGATCTCTTGGGTCATTGGCATAAAGTAACGATCAGCATTCCGAAGGCCACCAAGGGCAAGCAGATCACCAAGAGTGTTTCTGATTTGCGTCAAGGTTACAATACCGTTTTGTGGCCCGTATCCTTGATAAATTTGTTGTTGAATACTTAGGGCTTGCTGAAGGGCTGCTGCGCGTTCATTTTCTCTTCCAGTTCCAAGACCCACATTTACCGAAAGGTCCATGTCAGTGTTCCAAGATTTAGGGTCTACTGGAGTAAACGACCCGTTGAGGCGCATCATCTCTTCGCCATCAGAATTTTTTACGCAAAGATCAAGTATTAATTTGAACAAACGGCGCATACCGCCTTCTGCAAAGTTACGGGCAATCACTTCTGCTTGACCAGCTTGGCCTTCTTGCGTAGCCGCAATCGCTGTTGCCGTGGCAGAGCTTAAAACATCTGGGTCAAGTCCTTGTGCCGCCTTAGATACGCCAGTTTTATTATCAACTAAATTGTCAAAATACTGCATTGCTGGAAGAACTTGACCAGCTGTAAACGGCACAGTCATTTCCATAATAGCGCCCGGTTGTTTTACTCGAATAACTCGACCAATTTCATTATTTAATAAATCGTCAACATTTACCTGACCATCCATGATTTGCAGGCCGGGATTATTTGTAAGCGCAACATTATCAAGAACGCCACGCAGCATAGATGTAGCTGCGTCCTGATCGTCCATTACAAGATCGACAAGTGAAGTTCCGAAAAAGGCATGTGGCTCTGGGTCACACTCGAAAATGGCATAGGGTGCTTCATCGGCTTCATAATAGTCCAAAACTTTAAAACTAGAGCCAGCGCAAATAAATTGATAAAGATTAGCAACGCCGCTGCCCTCAATATCTAAGTGCATATAAGCATTTGTTACACTAATTTTTTTTGATGCTGTAGATATATTTTCGTCATTGTCTTCATCGTTAGTAAACCCGCGCCGAGCAAACTCAGACTCATCTGTCATAGTAGAATATTGAGTGCCTTGAACATCAGTTAAATCTTCTAAGTCAAATCCCATCGCCAACAAGTCTGAAACAAGCATTTCTGTAGTATGTCCAACGATATAAAAATCATCAATTGAACGGCTATTACGATCAACAAAGAAATTCTCAGGAGGAATGCTTTCAATACATATGTCTCCATTAGGAACTTTTCGCGAAATCTTAACGTCATGCGAAGGCATTTCAACTTCCATGCCCATTTGGTCAATTTCAAGGTTTATAGTCGCGGTATGCTCAAGAACTTCAACATCATCGTCTTCAACGATCATTGTAAATGCTTCTTCATTTAAACCTGTAAACGTGTGTATTTCGTTTTTCATTGCGTCATCATAAAAAACGTAAGCAATGCCCATTTTCTTTACAAAAGCGTCTGAGAACACATCATTGAGGATGCGGTAGCCATCATGCTGTTGAAACTTATAATTGACGTATGAAGTAGCTTGTTCCGCAGCCGCCACATCTTCAGGCCCTCTTGGAACAAACTCAACAGGTTTTTCTGAAGTTAAAAAGACGCGCTGAATGGATGGTTTGATACCCCGCACCACTTCCCTGCATTTAGTGGCAACTACCCTTGAGCGACCCTTTTCGTGACCTATGTCAACCTCTCCGTCATAATAACGCTGAGACTTAATCCGTTGTGGAGAAATTTCGCTATCTATAAAATCTTTGGCGTCCGTTACCGCTTTGGAAACGATGCCTTCAATCTGTGTTTTGTCGAGCGGTTCTAAACGCATTACTGCACCCCTTCATTGTTTTGTTGCGCTGCAAGAATACGCAGTACAGTTTGTGCATCCGAAGAGAACATCCCGTCACCCTGTGCTATTTTCCGTAATGGTCCTAAATCGTTTTTTGCCGCTCTGTTTAAGCCTTTTAAAAAGGGTTTTGAAGTGAGGGCCAACCCAGACGCGGCGTTTACGGCTCCAGCAATAGCAATTGCTTTAAGCATAGGCACAGACCCAGCTACGCCATACGATCCAGCCAAAACCGCACCAGCACTCATGGTGCCAGTAGCAGTTCTTGACCTATTCAAATCTTTTGAGGCGTCTTTTGCAAGATCAACAACTTTTGCTAATTTGCTCATTTCTTCGTTTAATTCACCAAAAATAATTCGTCTTGGGCCTTTTTCCATTCTGCTATAGTTTGTCAAAAAGGTGCTTGGTGAGAAAACTTCTCCACCAGCGTCTTGAGCGCCAGCTTTAGCGCGACCAAGCCGTTTTATCAAAGTTGCTCTAAACGTGTCAAAATCGTCTTTTGGCAAACTACTTCTAATCCGCATTAAACTGTTAAGGCTTTGCTTTACATTGCCTTCAAGAAGAATGTTTTCCATTTTCTTATATGCGTCAACGCCAGTTTTTGCATCAAGCAATGGCTTTAGAACATTTTCAATTCTGTCAGCGCCGCCTTTATAGAATTTATTTGCTCTTTCCCATGCCTTTAAAGCACTAGGGCCGCTGGCTTCCGCCGCCATTCTCATATCATCGCTGAGAGCGCCGTAAATGCGGTTAAGTTTATTTGCGTCCATTCCAGCCAAAGGACCGTTTAAGTTGCCAATGGATGTTCCATAAGTTGTCCTAATGTCCTTTAAGAGAGCATAAGGTATTGCCGTTTCTATGCCACCTGATTTTAAATCTTTCAAAAGACCACGGTATTTATCTGCACCAATATGTTTTGACATATTTGGGTAAAGGTCTGCATATCGCACAATTTCTTCTAAAGCCTCAATGGTGTTAGGGGCTACAAGTAAATCATCTGGTCGGACATATTTGTCTAGCTGCCCATAAAGATCAGATGCTTTTTTCTGAAACTTATTAACCCAAGTTTGAGCGCCTTTGGTTAAACCTTCGCCTGCCGCTTCTATTGTAGTAGCAATTCCAGCTTTAGCGGCGGCTTCTCGAGAGGCTTCCTCAAGCTCATCGACAACTTTTCCAGTGCGTGAGGCAATAAAAGGGTTAGATATTGGTGAGGCTTCAAGTCCAGATTGCAGCATAGAACCAAGACGACTTTGCATTCCCATATCAGGCGTAACATTTAAATCTTCGGCGGCCCTTGCAGTTTCCATTCTAGGCGTCATTTCACCAAATTTTCGCCCACCGGGAATATTTCCAAGAGTTGACTGTCTGCCAAGACGCGCAAGCTGTGATGTAACTCCAGCAATTTGAGGCACGGACACCTCAAGGCCAGCTTGAAGATCACGCGCAAGCTGTCGTTCACCAGTTGTGCTTTGGCCAAATACCTCTCCAATTAGGCCAGTGCCAACGCCATATCCAGCGCCAAGAAGAGAAAGAGCGCCCATGCCATAATCGCCTATAGCGGCGGCTGGACGCCTCAATATGTCTGGAACCGTTTCAGGAAGATTTTGATATGTAGGGCTTAAATCTTCCTGATTTCCACCACCTAACATTTGCCCAACGCTTGAGCCTGCGCCTTCCATGTATCTTTGTGCAGCCCTCCAAGATGGCCCAGCCATTTCAGAAATAACATCTCCAAACGTGTTCTTTAAAGGCACAACATCTTCGCCCTCAACATATGGTGTCGGGGCCATTGGGTTTTCTAACCGAAAAAGCATTTCCTCAACGCTCATTCCTTCTATCTCAGTATCAGAAACACCTTCGCCTTCTAAAGTAGCAAGCATTTCTTCAATTGTTGGTCCAGCCATGATTTAGTTTCCCCGCGCCGCTTTTAGGGCCTCTAATAATTGAGCTTTTTGAGTTGGAGTTCCAGTATCCATTACACTTGCAAATGCTGTTTGCAATCGGTCTAAAGAAAGACCCACAAATGGATTAGTTCCACTCAATTCGCGGCTTGCTGCCCTTTCATTAACAACTTCACGCCATTGAGCGCGTGTATTATTTGGATTTGACATAAAGTCAGCAGCTTCATCAGTGTAATTTAGCAATTTATTTAAAGCAACTTTTCGATCTTCCAGAAATTTGCGAAGTTCTGGTGCACTTGCGTTTTCTGGGTAAGCAGTAGCCATTGCTATGTCTAATTCAGATTGAGATAAAGCGCCGAATGTTACAGAACTAACAACATCAAGTCCCATTCTGCGCAAAGCCGAAGTCAACGCCCCACTTTGAGCAGTAATATCTGGGAGCATATTTGAATATATGCCGCGTGGCGCTCCTCTATCAATTGCAGCAATAGCTTGGTCTATATTGGTAATGCTGCCCCTAATCGTGTCAGCTTTGTCATACATCTCTTTAGCAGCTTCTTGCTGAAATTTTGCGCCTGCTGATAGACCTTCGCCTATCGCCCTGTTTTCGTTTTCGTATCTGTTGGCTTCTGCTAAAACTTCTGCGGCTTCTTCACCAACAACTTCTTTACCTTCTGGATTGATAACTGTTCGTCCCGTATCGGTTACGGTGTAAAGTGTACCATTTAAATATTTTTGAGTAGCACGAATTGGGTTTTTACTACCATCCGATCTAATTGAAAGATATTCTTTGTAAGCATCGGCTGGGGTTAAGGCTCCAGACTGTACGGCATCAAGGAGGACTTTAGCCCTTGGGTCAGTTGCTGCCGATTTAGTTAAGGCTTCAATTGTTCTGTTTTTTGTTTGTTTAGCCAAACGCTGTTTGCCAGTCTCCCGAATACGATCACCGCCACCTTGGCCCGGCGGAAGTAAATTGTCCAAAGACGCACCAAGACGTTTAAGTGGTGAAAGACCAGTTGTCTCATCTGGCGTAACAAAAGAGCTTAAAAGACCGCCAAGACCCGTTTTTTTATCGGTGTTTTGTTCTATCTTTTCTGGAAAAAAACCGTAAGCCATGCTTGAGTCTCCTGAATTGTTCATATTGTACCATGAATTTGCATAATCTGGCACTGAATTTTTAGTGTAATCAGGCCCCCAAATCCGAGGGTTGCCGACATCAAAGTGCAAAGAATTGTCATAAAAGCCAAAACCTTTATACCCAGATTTTTTTGCAGCGCTTGCAAATCGCAATCTTTCTTTTTCGTTCATGTTTGCAACGTCAATGTCTATTGCGTTGCCGTGAATGTGTTGGCTCTTTTTAGCACCGCCAACCGAATTGTTATAATCTGGGGTGCGATGACCGCTGCTTAAATTTAAACTTTGACCGTACAACTCTTCAAGACGCTGAAGCGCCTCTAAGTTTGATGGGGAAAGTTTAGAACGGTCAATCATCTATGTTTTCACTTAGGAGCAAATTCAGCGGCCAATTGCAAGTAATTAAGCAAACCGGGCTTCATACTTTCAGTGGTGCCGTATGTGTTGGCAACTCCAGATGCGGCGTCAGACATAACCCCGTAACCCTGCATAGGCGCTCCAGTATATCCAGAGTATTGAAGTTTTGCAGCGTCAATTAATGATTGCATCATCGCTTGCTGTTGTTGACCTTGCTGCATTTGTTGGTTCTGGATTGCTTGACCATATCCGAAAGATTGCTGACCCATTCCAGCCAATTGGCCAGCTGCGTTCATTTGGCTATTCATATCATTCTGAGAAGCTCCGAGAGCCGTGTTGAAGCCTTGAGCGCGTAAACGCGAAGTCTGGTCCAGAGCTTGCTGATTAAAGCCCTGCATGGTCTGCGCTTGAGCCACACCGTGCCGCGATCCGCCAAAAGCGTTAGCTTGCTCTGCTTGGTAGTCCAACTGATTTAGACCTTGAGAGGCAGCATTTCCAACGTCACGCAATGAAGCTTGCACAACTTGATTTTCATATGGGTTAGCATAGTTTGCCATTCCTGGAGCCGCTGTCTGATACATCCCCTGACCAACTCTGTTCATTGCAGCCGTTTGAGCGCCAGCCGCTTGTTGGTAAGGGTTAGTGCCACCAGTAGTTACTGTTTGTTGAGGATTTGCTCCAGCAGCCATAATAATCTCCTACTTTCCACCGCTTGACGGTTTGCTCATTTCAAGAGCAACTTGTTGATTTTGCGCCGTGTTAGAGCCTAATTCCCCGGTTAATGGGTCTACACTAAAACTTTCAAGATAGTTATATTTTCCGGGCGCGTAAGTTTTTAAATTGTTTCTAGCTTCATTAAACAATGGCGCAGAAGAATATCCTTGAACCCCATTAGCAAAAGTTGTGGGTGCTGGCAAATATGAAGCACCTCCAGTTGTGGGCATTCCAAATGCCTCTGCCATCATATCAGTTCCTTGATACGATGCGTTTTGCAACGCAGACGCTGCGGCAATATCTGGGCCAATGTAAGGATTGTAACCCATTGCAGACAAAGCTTTTCCAAGTCCAATTTTTTGCTGGTCAGCGGTTTCCGCATACTCTGGTGCATTTACTTCTTGCACGGTTGATGGGCCTTTAGCCATTTTATAAATCCTTCGCAAATTGGGTGTGCATGATTTTCCACCCCAATGGGTTAAGCGGTTTCTTCCATCCTACACGACCTGTCATTATTGCACCAGTACAGCCTTGGTGTTTTGCCCAACGCTCAACATCGCTGTCCATATCCAAAATCTGATCCAATTCACCACCAGCAAGAAAAATGTTTATAACCTTCTTTTTAGGATATACCACAATTTCAGTAACTATGCACCCCCTTGGCGCAGGCCATAGCTGCATTGCACCAGAACTGATGCCCTTTAGTATGTCTTCCCAAGTGTGAGTGCCATCACAATAAGACAAAGCATCTTCAATCCACTTTTTACAATCTTGCACTACGTTTGACATATCTACCAAGAACCTCCCGTAAGAGCATTTCTTTTCCATATGTTTGTTGAACCGTCATAAGACCCAGCACAAATATAAAAATATGCATTATCCCAGCTTATTAAACCAGATTTATCACCAGAAGCACCAAGGCTGCTAGATGGTGCAGATACCCTTAAAACTATTTCAGAAAACTCATTGCTTCTGCTTACAACAGGATAACCATTTATTTCATCCCACAGAATAATTCCATTTTCAGATGGATTGTCTCCTGTGCTTTTCGTAAACAGGCGAGGCAATTGTCGGGACAGGTAACTCGAAAGTTGCCTGCCCCATTGGGACCAATCAGGACCAAGTGGCGGGAGGACCGGGGCAGGCATTAGCGCGTACCCATCGGTTTCACTTCGACCCTCATAGTTCCAACTCTCCAAGCAGCCAATTTATCCCCTTCAATTCTCATTCTGAATTGCCTTCCGCTAAATCTTACAGAAGTTGGATTAGATGGATTAAAAGGACCATATGAGCGCTCAACATCGTTTGGATAAAAACGAGTTTTAAAAGTTAAATCTACATCTCCTTGAGTAAGTTCGTCGGGAATTACTTTAGTGACACTTAAAACCTTATCGCCAACACCAGCACTTATCGGGCCAGTTTCTGCAAATATGCTTGCACTATCTACGTTTAAACCAACTTCATGCTCTATTAAATCAACGTCATCAGAAGCAACGGCAATATTGTTGCCCATGTTGTTCCCATGCACCGTGCAGTAATATTTTAGAGCGGTTGGCGCGTTGGAAGCCACAGTAAGTGTTACAGTTGCACCAGCTTGGCCCTGAGTTCCAACGACTACAACGCCAGTAGAATAACTACTATCGTCAGAGTTTTTAAATCTTAAAGGATGCCCATTATTGGTACTATCACTTACATCAAAAATATAAGTATTACCTGTTAAAAGGCTTAGAATTGGGTGGCTTGTACCGTCAACATGAAAGTAATTTGATCCGCCTACGTTAGCAACTGTAATTGCAAATGTTGTAGTTGTAGCTTTCGCGCCAGACCTTGCCATGAATGGATATTTAAAAACGCCTCGCTGAACCCCAGATGTTCTTTTTAAATCACCTATAAGCCAATGCTGTTCTTTGTAATCAAAGGCAACGTATCTGTCTATTTCCACGCTATTAGCAGATGGATAAAACCACCAAATCTCACCAAACTGCCCATTGTTTAAAGCCCAAATCTTACTTTGTTGCGCTGGGTTCATATCCCCAAAGACATAATCATGTACCTCGCATGGAACTTCTTGAACAGAGTTACCATTAAACATATAAAACCCACGCTGGCCCATCCAGAATACGCCAACGTCTACATCAGCCGCGCATGTTCTCGAAATAGCTCCACACGAAGTCCCAACGCGCTCAAAACCGTAAACATATGGAGGTCCTTGATAACGCGCTGTGTGGGCGTCTACGTCAGTCATAATCAAAGTTTGGCCTTTTGTTCTTATTGCCAACATAATTTGACCAGAGGTTTGCAATTCAATATCGCCAGCTTCATTATTAGCAGCAGCAGTCCAAATAGTGTTATTTTCCCTATCACACCACGCAATTTTTCTAGGGTTTCCACCGCTTCCAAGTGCAAATATAAATCGTTCTTCAGTTACAACTAAACTTGAGTTGCCCAAAGGTGCATTTAATATGGCAGCAGCGTCTACAGCAGCATTTAACCGCCACTCAAGAATGCGTCCATCATCCGTATTACAAGCAACAAGGTATTCGCCCCAATTATCTATGCTCCAAGTAGTAGCTTCAGAATAGTTTCCATAATCGGGTCTTGGTTGACCATAATAACTTGTCCCATAAAAACCGTAACCATAACCAGTTACAATTTCTGCATCTGCCCTTCCAGTAGCTAAATTAGAGGGCGCAACGTCTGTGACAGTGTTTGATCCTGTCATTACGTTCAGTTCTGTGTGCGATCCTCCAGCAAGCCAAGCAGTTCCATTATTAGCTTCCCATGAATGCATACCCCTAATTGGATTTGTGCTAAAATTAACTTTACGTTCTTGCCAGCCACCAATCGGACGCAAGGAACCGTCACGCCAACGGACAAGGCTTCCATCGCGCCATCTACCAGAAGCATCGTAATCTGTGCCGTTTCGGTAAAAGCCTGCTGGAATTTTAAGTGGAACTAGTGCCATTTTGGCTCCTTACGTTTTCATAATATAGCAAAGAGCATAGTATGGCGGCAAATTAGCGTCAGTGGCACTAGCGCCCGTGCTATCAGTTGAACCGCTAAGTGCGTGATTATGTGAGTCAGACAGGGTGTATAGGCTAGCGGTAGATTGCCCACCATCTGCACCCCCACCTTGCCCACCTACAACAGAGAACGCACCTGTGGCTGCTGGAGGCTTTGAAGCCATAAGAGAGCCTGAGAGGTTATGCGTATCTGTAGTCGCACCAGTAAGTGCGTGGGTGTGAGCGGGTATAATAGCATCAGCAGAACCACCAGATGCGCCAACTGCGTAAGTATCCCCTGCACCAATTACAAAATTATTGCGAAGATTAGGCGTACTATTGCTTCCGTCACAAATCACATATCCAGTAGGAATGGCGTTTGCAGCGCCAGACCATAACATAATAACGCCAGCTGGAATGACTTGTATTGTATTTAATTGAGTTTGAATGTTGCTGGTAACACCTGTTACAAAATTCAATTCTGCCGTTGACGAAGTAGCGCCAGTAAGTTTGTTTAACTCTACCGTAGACGATGTAAGACCATCTAATTTAGCAATTTCTGCCGCCGTAACTGGTCCAACTAAAGTATCAATTGCATCTAATGCAGTATTCCAAGTTGTTCCCCATGTGTCTTCCGAGCCGCCAACTGTAGGTTTAGCCCAGCCTTGATTTGTTGTATTTGCCATTTATTCATCCGTCCATATCGTTGTCGCTTTACCATCGTTAGTCCACGTTGAGCTTGCATCGCCCTGTTCAGTCCAAATATCTGTTGCGATGGGTTCTGGTTCCCACAAAAATCTTGCATTTGCAGTCACTATAGCAGAAAATGCAAAAGATGCACTAGTATGTTGCAGTCGTATCAAAAGAGCAGAAACTGATAGCGCTGATAAAATCTGAGCAGAAGTTTCTTTAATGGCTGGAACAACTGCTGAAATATTAAAGGTTGCAATAATAGAAGCAGCAATATTCTTAACACTTGAAGCTAACGCACTAACAGTTAGCGCAGAGGTTATAGAACTAGATGCACTCGAAAGAAGCACAGCCCCTGCGGTTACAGATAGTTGCGCTGTAATTAATGCGCTATCGTCAAATATGTCACCTTGAGCATATCCAGATATCCAATAGTCTGGGTCAACGTAGTAGGATTGAGGCATGATCTACTCCGGTGTTGCAGGCCAAGTAATAGTGTTAGGAAATCCAGCCTGCTGTGGAACATCCCTAAGAGCCTGACGGTATGCTGTCATATCAGATGACATTGTGAGGTCACTTGCAGAAGTCCAATCTGTTTTTGCTAAAAGGGAGTTACGTTCACTTCGGGCTTTATCAGCATTAAGAGCGGGTAGTGCAGCCAGATAGCTTGCGTATGAGGCTTCATCTTCCGCAATCTCTTCGGCTGTCATTGCGACTAAATTACCGTCTACATATTTATTCGCCATAATTACTTCCTCCCGTAGAGACTAAATGTACCCTGATTGAAACTTGAGTTGTCACTAAATTTAAATCTTACGTTTGTAACTACGCTATCAGATACGTAAACCCCACCTGCAAGCCAAGAAGTAAAAT